GGTTTGCACGACCTGAGCGATCGAGCGGATCGGGCTGATCCTGACGAGGCGCGCGGCGATCGCCGCGTCAATCTGGCGCGGCACCGCAAAGCCGCCGTCGGCGTTCGGCGTGGCGGTGATCGACTTCAGCTCGGTCTCGCGGCCGCGGCGCAGGTAGCCATCGACGAAGCTCTTCACTTCCGGCGCATCGGCGGCCGCGGCGGCGGTCCCGCCAATCGCCGGACGACTGGCAGCGCGGGCGACCTTGTCGAGCCGGGCCTTCACCTCGTCGACATCGCTGCGCAGGGCGGTGATGGCGGCATCGGCGGCATCCTGGCGCGCCACAATGTCGAAGCTCGCATCGAGTGCGTCGGTGGCAGGAGTGGAGGCAGGGGTATTGTCCATGGGGCAGTGGCCTTTCGGTTGGGCAGAAAAAAGGCCGCCCCGATGGCGGCCGGTGGGAGAGCAAGTGGGATGGGCCTCGGTCGCATCGCGACCGCAAGGCCGACCGGCCGCCCGCAGCGACCGGAGGGAGTGAGGATAGCCAAAGCCGCGGACGCGGCGGCCGGCGCTTGAGACAAAAAATCAATCAGGCGACGAGATGCACCCGCGCCATGGGGTGGAGCGGGTGAGTGACGAGGCTGACCTCGAACAGGTCGATATCGATCAGCTCGCGCCCCGCCGCAGATTGTCGTGCCGCGCGGGTGCGGAAGCCGAAGCTGAGGCCATCGACCTTTCCGGCTGCGAGCAGGTGGGCCGCGCGGCTGTCGGGCCGATCGATCCGGGCGATCACCCTGAGGCCGCGCGCGTCCTCGGCGATCTGTTCGATCACGCCGATCGGCTGGTCGGGTCGGTGCTGCCAATAGAGCGGCAAGGGGCCCTCACGCGCTGCGAGGGAGCGGGCGAAGGCCCCGCGCCGGATCGTGTCGCGTCCGGCATCGGCAATGTCGAACAGCGCAGCATAGCCGGCAAAGCGGAGCGGGGTGCGAGGCGCGCTCACAGCCGATCCCACAGGCCGAAACGCACCGCGATCCCGATCAGCAGCAGCGCCAGCGCCCCGCGGATCAGCCATTCGATGAAGGCCTTCCACGCGCTGGTCTTGGCATCGCGCCATGCCTGGAGCAATTCGCGCAGCTCGACGAGGTCACCCTCTGCGCCCGCATCACCGAGCCCCAGCCGTTCGAGCGCGCGGTCGGTGGCGAGGGCGCTCGCTTCCTCGATGATCGCGCGCAGGGTGACAAGCTCTGCCCCCTCCTCGCGTGCCTGTGCCATCAGACTGGCAAGAATGTCTTCGCGGCTCATGGGGCAGTCTCCTCGGGCGGGAAGCCCAGCATCTGGCGCTTTTCGGCGCGGCTCAGGAAATCGGCGTCCGAAACCTGCGACCACAGGCGCTCGCGGTCCTCGGACAGCGCGGGAACCAGATCGAGATCGATGCCCAGCCTGGCTTCGGGGAACCACGGCCCGAGACCCTCGCGCAGTGCCGCGAAGATCTTTTCGGCGAGCGGCAGAAGGGTCAGGCGCCACAGCGCGCGGTTCGCCTCGCGGTAGTTGGCATAGGTGTTGTCACCGGGCAGGCCGAGCAGCATCGGCGGCACCCCAAAAGCAAGCGCGATATCGCGCGCCGCAGCGCTCTTGAGCGTCGCGAAGTCCATATCCGCGGGAGTGAGCGCCATGCTCTGCCACTTGAGCCCGCCGTCAAGCAGCATCGGCCGCCCCGCATGGGCGGCGCCGGAGAAGGCGATGTCGAGCTCCTGTCTGAGCCGGTCGAACTGTTCCCGGGCCAGCGTCGCTCCGTCGCCGGTTTCATACACCAGCGCTCCCGAGGGTCGCGCTGCGTTTTCCAGGAGAGACCGGTTCCAGGCCGTAGCGGCGTTGTGGATCAGCACCGCTTGCCACGCCGCCTCCAGCGCGCCTGCCCCGCGGTGATCGTCGAGCGGGTGCATGGTCCGGATGGCGATCACCTCGGGCCAGCCGTTCTCGTCCTCGACCGGCAGTCGCGCCAAGGTCCCGTCCACCTTGTAATCGTAAGCAAAGGGCCATCCCTTGCCATCCAGCGCCACTTGCACGCGGTCAGGCCGCAAGGCGAACAGCTCTACCGGGACCTCGCTCGCGTCCTTGATGATCTGCACATAGGCGTTGCCATGCAGCAGCAGGTTGGCGGCGAGCGTCTCGACCAGAGATTGCCCTGCGCTGGTCGCGGTCACCAGTGCTGCGAGCCGCGGATCGCAACAGTCGAGCGGAGCCTGTCCAATCCCCTCCGCGAGCAATCGCACCGAGCGCTGGGCGATCGGATTGGCCAGGAAGCCTTCCCTGATGCCCCGGCCATAATCGTAGTGGCAGGTTCCGGGCGCGGATTCGAAAGCCGGGAACCAACCCTGGCCAAGTGCGGAGCCAAGCGGAACGCGGGTGTGCTCACCGCCCTTGAAGGCGGAGCGGAAGATGTCGAGCAAGGGCATGGGAATTCCTTTGTTTGCCTGTCCGGTCACAGCGGGGTGACGCTTGGCCGCAGGGTTTTGCCCAGCAGCAATTCGGTCAGCGCCCAGACCAGGGCATCGGCGCGGTCGGGGCTGCGGCCGGGGCCGGCATAGGTGCCGCCTACCAGCATCCCGCACAGTTGATCCTCCAGCCGCGCAAAGACGCCGATGTGGCGTACTCGTCCGGCGGCATAGAGAGCGGCGACCGGCTCGGCCCGGGCGATCTTGCCGCGGGAGGCATGCACCAGCCGGATCGGAAGCGACCGGTCGGCGGCACGCAGCACGCTTTCGACCATTGCGCCGCCCTGATTGGCTTCGGCCACCACTCGGTCTGCGTTCCATTCGCGCGCCGCCACGGCGACCTGATTGGCCCATTCCGCAGGTGTCGCGCGGCCCATCGAGCAATCGGCCAGCACCCGAGCTATCCCGTCGATGCCCAACGCCGCGACGATGATACCGCACTCGTCCCCGTCTGCGCTCGCCGGCGGATCGACGGCAATCACCGCGCGGGCTGCCTCCGGCACGGGCCCATTCTCGCGAGCCTGTTCCAGCATCGATCGGGTCCACAACGCGCCCTCGATGTCCTCGAGCAGTTCGCCATCGATCTCCTGCCGGGCGAGCTGAGTGCCGCCATATTCGCGTTCGATCGCGCTATGAAAGCGAGCGGGCAGGCTAACATTGTCGCTCGTCCGGCCCCGGCTGATTGCTACCTCGCCGCCCGCAGCTGCCTGCGCGACGAGCCGCTTGACGAGCGGGACCGCGCGCGGCGTCGTGGTGACCGCAATGCGTGGATTCTCACCCAGCCGCATTCCCAGCAACAGGTTATCCCAGCAGCGCGTGGCCCGCTCGCCAGCGAGTGGCCATTTGCCAATCTCGTCGCACCAGGCGTGGCTGTGCTGCGGCCCGCGCAGGGCCTCGGGTTCAGCCGCCGAAAACAGCTGCGCCTGAGCCCCGCTTTCGAAGCGGATGCGGTTGAGCGAGGGCTCGAAATGCGGTCTGTGATCCGGACGGCAAATCGCGAGCAAACCGCTTTCACCTTCCACCATCACGGCCCGCGCCTCGGCCAAGGAGGATGAAATCAACGCGATGCGCGCCCTGGGATCGGTGTCTGCGATCATCCGCACCCACTCGGCCCCGGCGCGGGTCTTGCCGAAACCGCGTCCGGCCATGATCATCCAGATGCGCCAGTCCCCCTCCGGGGGTAGCTGCTCGCTGCGGGCGACATATTCCCAGATGTAGTCATAATCGTTTCGCTGGCTCTGGGTGAGTTCCTTGCTCACCAGGTCGCGAACCTTGTCCCCGGCTGGCGACTTGTCGCCAATCATCCGATCATGAGGCGCGCTCATGTCGGGCTTCCCTGCGCCGCCTTCTGCCGCGCCACACGGCGCTGGACTTCCTCGATCTTGCGGTCGATCGAGGCGCGCACCTCGGCGACGCTGACGTTGCGGGTTTCGGCTTGCGCGGCGCGGCCTGTGCCATCGCGGCGCGCGGCGATGAGCCGGATAGCGTTGGCAAAATCAAACTTGTCGCCGCTCTCGGTCTTGAGATCGCCCTCGCGCAGGCGGCGGATCACCTCAAGTTCGAGGGTGATGTATCCATCCGCGATCGCCGCCTGCCACGCGCGGGCGAATTCGCTGTCGGAGCGGCGGACTTCATAAGCGCGCGCCAGCGGAACCTTGGCGGTTTCGGCGGCGCGTTGGAGGTTGGAGGTGGCGGTCAGCGTCTCGATGAAGCGCCTGCGCCACGAGCGCCCGGGGGCGCCGTTGTTGCCGCTGGATCGGGCAGGCGCACGGTTTGCCATAAGCACCACTCCAAGAGCGACAAAGAGGGCGTTGCTCCTGGGGGAAGGAGCAAGGCGTGCCAGCGAATCGCAGTTTGTCTAGGATGCCTGTTTCTAACCAATCAGCGTTACAATGTCAAGAAAAATAACCGATATGGTTATAAGGCGAGAGGTGAGTGTAGGTCTCAGTCCTGACAGTTTGTAACAAAATTGCCTTTTCCTGCTTGACGATAGACCCATTCGTGCGATCCTTCGCCGCAAGCCTTTCTTCGTGTTGTCAAGGAGGAGAGCCGATGACCGACCGTGCGTTTCTCGCCCAGATGGCAGGCTATGGCCTGTCGACGGTCCAGATTCATTACTACATGCCCGATCACCGCAGCCTGCTGCAGCAATTCGTCATGCAGCAATATGACGTGGCGCCGCAGTTCCCCGAGCTCGACCGCTTCCTCGCCTTCTGGCGGCGGGAGATCGATGCGGTGCTCCACTCGGTGCGGGTCGCGCACAAGCACCTCATCGGCCCGCAAGAATGGCGCGCCGTGGACGGGATTGTGACGATCAACTGAAGCCGTCAGGCGGCGTCGATCCGGAACAGCTCGCCGTCAGCATCGAGGATGAACATTCGGCCCTGATCGTCGGTCGTGAACGCCACCGGAGCCTCGATCGCGCCGACATTGGGCGCGAAGTCGGCTCTGCGCCGGTCCATCTGCGG